GTACCTAAAAGTGTTGCTGATGCAATCGTAAACGCTTATGTATCTAACATCGAAGCAATTAAAGATACTGCCGAGAAAGGTGGAATGCTTTCTTTAGACGTTAAAAGCACTACAATCAACGCTGATTATATCGGAGATGTTGCATTGTCTACATTGGAGCCGGGTGTTGATAACATCGCTCGACCAGTTATCAAAGTTCGTAACGTAGTTAATACGGGTACAACTTCATCTAAGTATGTTGTTTACATTTCGCAAACAGCTAACACATCAGCATCATGGGTAACTGAAGGTGCAACAAAACCAACTTCAAATCCGAGTTATAAAGAGGTATCTGTTGAGGTTAAGAAAGTTGCTTCAACTGTTAAGGTATCAAAAGAAATGTTGGCTGACCTTGCTTTCGTTCGTTCAGAAATCAATGCTGACCTTATGGCTGGACTTGATCAAGCCTTCGAAGATGCGCTAATCAATGGTGCGGGTGGTACTTCATTGAATGGATTACTTACATTCGCTCAACCGTTTGCAGCGGGTACTTTCGCGGGAACTATTCCGGCGGCTAATGTATCTGATGTTATTCGTGTTGCTAAAGCACAAATTCAAGGTGCTAACTTTGAGCCTACTCACGTATTGTTGCACCCAGAGGATGCGGCTAAAATTGAGTTGACAAAAGCAACTGATGGTGGTTACACTTACCCAGCGTTTTGGGATCGTAACATGATGTTGGCTGGATTGATCGTTGTTACTTCAACTAACATCGCTCCTGACACGTTCTTAGTTGGTGATATGAGCAAATCAAACGTTCGTATCCGTGAGAACATGAACCTTCAGGTTGGTTATGTTAATGACGATTTCCAACGTAACATGGTTACTATCTTAGCTGAAATGAGAGCAGCACATTATGTTAAGGCTAATCAAGTTGATGCGTTTGTAACGGGTGATTTCACAACTGCAATCGCAGCGTTAGATTCAGGTATATAAATTTCTAAGGGGGTGAGATAAACTTGCCCCCACTTTTATTTGCACTATGGAAAAAAAGAAAAGACGTAAAAAAATAGACGTATCGCTCGACACGAAAAACGTTGACGTAACATTCATACGTGAGGAAGATGGGGACATCGAAATAACTTTGGACACGCCGAAAGTAGATGCTAAATTCATTAAGAATGAGGAAGGCTTTTCACTTGACATTGACGTTAACGACAAAGATTATTACGAGTTCGAAAGCAACGGTAAAAACAAGCACTTGCCAAAAGGCACTATTTGGAAAATAACCGGCGCAATGCTTAAACACTTCCTTAAAAACAAGTTCGGTAAACTCAAAAAATAAGTAACAAATGCTTTTAGATTTAGACGATTTCACGGGTAAATATGAGTTGCATACAGGAATGTATGACCAAGCCAAATTGTTGGAGTATATTCAGATATATGAAGAACAGTATTTGATCGACTTGTTCGGTGCGACTTTGTATGATGAATTCATCAATGACTTGGATAATAACAACTATCCTGAATCGCCTAACTTCCAAAACGTATTTGATCCTTTTCATTTGGACAACACTTCAAACGGCTTTCTAACATCGTACAACACGTATAACAGTGTGATAATATCAAAGGGCATTTTAGATATGCTCAAAGGCTTTATTTACTTTGAATACGTGAAAGATACGGCTAACCAAATCACATCGCAAGGGCAAAAGATACCACAAGGGGAAAACAGCCTAACTGCTACTACTTTGTACAACATGATGTACACGCGATATTGGGAGGCATTAAAGACGTATAGAGCGATTCAATGGTACATTTACCGTAACCAAGATTTACCAATTGGTTCTGTACTTGAATTACAGATAATGAATTCAGGATCGAATTATCCGGGTGATGATATGGCTCCGGCATTAGGTGGAACAGGAACGGGGTTGATCATAGGTTATAAAGTTATCGCTGGTTTGGTAGATGAAGTTGAAGTAATTGAAGGTGGTATTAATTACCTTGCAAATGATGTTGTTGAAATCCCTAACGGTGATCCAAACGCAATCATTAGAGTTGTAAGCGTAACGAAAGGTGACTTTACAAAGTGGAATGGTGTGGCTAAACAAATGGCATACTGGTTATGATAAACGAAATTACATTCGAGGTTAATGAATTGGTTGATCAAATCGATACTTCCATTGTCGGAACATATGACAGTGAGACGTTGCAATTTGTATCATGCAATACTAAATGGGCGCGTATAGGCAAGAATGTAACAGATGCTGATGAGAATAAGTACACAATTACCGAAATCTCGACAGATGAATACGTTACTTTATCGCCAATTGGACATGAGAATGAGCCTACAAATGTGATTTATCTAAGCAATCCATTTTGGATTACAGGCACAAAGTTAGCGACCAATAGCGAATGGAGTAAAGCGGAAAAAAACCTAATGAAGAAAACTCCATTAATTTGGTTGTTGGAGGTTATCCGGTTAAGACGATTCGGTCGTGACAGTGTAATTGAATTTGAAAGCGATCTAAGGATGTTTTTTTTAGATGAGACGAATGTAGCGCAGTATTACACGGCAGATCACCGCGAGAATGTAGTTTATCCAATGGAAAGGTTATGTGATGAGTTTATCAAAGTAGTGGAGGCTAACCGAAATTATCAGACAATTGAAAATTACGACATTATTACGTTCAGCCGTTTTGGTGTTGAGCGCGATAACGGGATGTTTCAAAACGTCTTAGATGCAAATTTGAGTGGGGTTGAGTTACGTATCACCCTTACGAAGTACAAAGAGAATTGTAAATGTTAAATATTTAAAAGCAAAAATTATGGCTTTAGGATGTAATTGTAATGCTGGATTGAGCAACACTGGTAAACCGGGGTGTTTACCAATTCAATCCGTAACAAGTGGACTTATCATGGTTCCACTATCAGCGAATGATGGAACGCTTAATTTCATCGACTTAACTGCAACACTACCAACGTGGGCTGATCTTATCAACGAAGCTGATCCTTCAAAAAGATGGTTCCCGTTGCAAGGATTCGAGAATGTAGAATTGCCAAAGGCAGATACTATCTTTGAAGAGGCTAACTCAGGGCGTATGGTTTACATTCGTCAAGGTAAGCGTTCATTTGCTGGTGAATTGTGGGGTGAAACTCCAACTTTCTACGGTAAATTAAACACTAATCGTTGTGTACAATTCGGTGTTTACATCGTAGACGTTAACGGTAACTTGATCGGTTCTAAGGTAGGTGATGAACTTTATCCAATCCCTGTTGATAACCAATCATTCAACCCAACGTATATGTTTGCAACTGACACCACTACTTCAAAGGTAATGGTTGCATTTGATTTCGAGCGTTTATTTGATGAAGGTACTATGTACATGATCACACCAACAGAGGCTGGTCAGAACTTCAACGACCTTGATGGATTGTTGGATGTGAACTTTACTGATAACACTGTAACTGCTGGTTCTTTGGTTTCAACTTTAGTATTGGATTACGGAACAGCATTGAATCCTATTCAATTTACAGGAGCGGTTGCGGCTGATTTTGCGTTAACTGTTAATGGTGTATCAACTGCATTAACTACTGTAACTGAATCCCCAGCGGGAACTTACACTTTCACATTCACTGCAACAACTGGTGATGATTGTGTAATCAGCGTTGATAAGCCTGGTTATGATGGTGAAACTTCATTCACTGCGGCGTAATGAGTTACGTTACATTTGGTAAGTATAGCATTCAAGCGGATTTCATTTTGAATAGTACGTTTGATGAGTTATGCGATGCGTTCCAACATATCCCAAACAACGTTCTTGTAGCGGCTTGGGAATCGGTACATGGAAAGCAAAAAAAACCAAAAAAGAAGACAAAAACCGATAGCGAACAATAGTAAAGAGGGGTGTGAAATATCACCCCTTTTTTTGATTAACTTTGATATATGTTTGATCTGATGAATACTCGCATTGGTGAATTGCTGAACAAAGCAACACGTATAACATTTGCGGATGTATGGAAAGAGGTATTTAGGGATGAACAATTCAAAACTGAAATACTAGATTGGATCAGATGGGATCAATTATACAATGAGGGGGTTGATGAATTTGGGCAAATTATAGGCACTTATTCACGAGCAACTGAGATGTTCAACCCTGAAAAATTAGAAGGAACACCATTCACTTTATACGACACGGGAGAATTTTACAATTCAATGATGATCGAAGTTTTTAATGATTACATTGAGATCAACGGTGATGGTTTAAAGGTGGATGAATTTGGACAAACAACAGACCTATTTCAAGAATATGGTTACGAAATTATTGGACTTACTGACGAAAGTAAAGAGAAATTGGCGCAAGAACTCATTGATCGATTTAACTACGAATATAAGCGACTATTATCAATCAATTGATGATATGCCTTTATACAACTGGATTAAATGCACTGAGGGTAATTTAACGCACGTTAGGAAGACAAAAGAAGGCAACGCGAATAATGACATCGAGGCATGGACAAAGGTTCATGATTCATACATTGAGGAGTTCGGATTGAGCGAAGTGTACAAAAAAATGCTGGATGCCATGCGCAAAAAGGCATTGATTGAATTGGATTATGTGATTACTGGTGATCGGTTTAAGTTAACTGAAGCCGAAATACAAGCCGCAAAATTGCAGTCAATGATGGCAAACGGCGGCAATGGAATGACAATTGAACAGACGTTAATTTATATAAGCAAGTGGATTGGTCAATGGATCAACCCTAAACAAATAACGGCAAGGGAATATTTTAATTTGTTAAAGGAGTATGGCAAAGCAAATAAAAGCAACTGATATATTTGAAAGCGAGGATATCTTTCGCGGTATAAGACAATCAGCAGAACAAGCAATTGATACGCTTGGTAAGTTTAAATTAGAACTTAAACAAACGGCTGATGAGTTAAAAAAGACCATTGGAGGTGCAACTGTTGGCGATACTAAATCAATTAACGAATTAATAACGGCTACACAAAAGGCAAATGACGTAAAGGAAAAGACTATTAAGATCGACCAGGAACAAGAACGGTTGAGAAAATTGGCAATTCAATCTGAACGTGAGGAACTAAAACTAAAAAAGGATTTAGAAAACCAGGCCATACGCGCACAAAAAACAAAGGACAAAGAACTAAAACAAGCACAACAACAAGAAAGCATTTACGCGCAAACATCTAAAAGGCTTAATGATTTACGAAAAGCATACAAAGATTTGGCTATTCAAAACCGAGAAAACACGGCTGAAGGTCAAAAGTTAATCGCGGAAATCAGCGAATTAGATGCTAAATTAAAAAAGGTTGATGCAACGGTTGGACAGCACCAAAGAAACGTAGGTAATTACGAAGGTGCAACGATGTCATTACGCGCTGAATTAAGAATGCTAACTCAAGAACTTGCCAACATGGATACGGCAGATCCTCGCTTTGCATCAATGGCACAAAGAGCGGGTGAGTTACGTGATTCAATGCAAGATGCACAGGGTGTAATTCAAGCAACTGCCGGTACTGCTGTTGAGAATTTAGCCGGTTCAATGGTTCGTGTTGGTCAGGTAGGTGTGGCGGCATTTCAAGGCGTTCAATCTGCAATGGTATTGGCTGGTGTAGAGAATGAGCAACTAATGAAAGCAATGGTACAATTACAAGCCGTTGCTGGTTTATCAGATGCACTTCAGGCTCTTGGTGGTTTAGGCGATATGCTTACTCAGATACGTGCTGGATTTACTGCGGCTGCTCAAAAGCTTGGAATTTTAGTTGTTGTAAAAGAGGCTGATGTTGTGGCAACAAATGCACAAACAACGGCAACGGTAGCGCAAGAAGCGGCAACAGAAGGTGCGGCAGTGGCTACGGGTGTACTTGGTAAGTCAATGAAGGCTTTGCCTATTATTGCAATTGTAGCGGCTTTAGCGTCATTGGTTTATATGGTGTACGATTACATTAGTTCATCATCTAAAGCTGAGGAAGCTACAAAGAAACGTGCTGAGGCTGAAAAAAGAGCAAACGAAGAAACAAAAAAAGCAACTGAATTTGTAGCCAAAGAATCGAGTGAATTTGTAGGATTAATTATGCAATTAAAATCTACCAATGAAGGCAGTAAAGAACGAACCAAATTAATGAATCAAATCAATTCACAATATGGTACAACGCTTAAAAATCTAAAAGATGAAACCGCATTTCAAGCGCAATTAAATCAAGCTGTTGCCGATTACATTGAATACGCAAAAGCCAAATTTAAAATGCAACAATATGAAGAAGCGATACAGCGTAATTTAGGATCACAACAGAAAGCAACAATAAACTACAATAAAGAACTTAAAAATTTAAACAAAGAATTGATTTCACCTGATGCACAAAGAGCATATAACAAAGCATTAAAAGAGGGAGTAATTGATGCGCAATTTTTAAATGAACAATATCGAGATCGTAATATTCAAGAATCTTTAGAATATAAACGCTTAGTTCAATTAAAGAAAACGCACGATGATTACAATAATACTATTTCAGATGCTAACAAGCGATTAGAAAACTACGGTTTACAACAGTTGAAATTAAAAGATGTTACAGGCAAGTACAATGTAACAGCAAAAGAAACAACAGATGTAAAGGAAAAGCAAAAATTAACAATTGAAATGGTAGTTGCCGCATTTAGAAAAGAACGTGATGCTGTGGCTGAATTGGCAAAGGTTCAAAAATTATTACTTGATCCTGAAGATGTAAAAAAGCAAATGTTATTAGATGAGGAACGTTCTGTTTTATCGTCTGAACTTGCAGTAATTGAGGCACAAATTGCATTGAAACGGGCGCAAGGTTCTAAAGACGCAACTGCAATAAAGAACGCTGAAAAGCAATTGTTTGATGCACGTAAAAAACAGATTGAAGATCAGTTGGCTTTAGACCTTGCTCAAACAGATAATGTAAATGAACAAGAAAAATTACGCAAAGAGGCGGCTTTAAACATTATGAATCTTGAAAAAGAAACAACAGAAGTTGTAAAAAGCCAAACCGAAAAGCGTAACGAATGGGCAAAATTCGCAACTGAAATGTTTGTAAAGCAATCAGATGAACGCATTGCACAACTTGACAAAGAAATAGCGGCAGCAGAAAAGCAACAAGATACGCTTAGAGAATTAGCCGCAAACGGCAATATTAACGCTCGTGAGTCACTTGCAGAGAACCAAAGGATAATAGATGAGGCTAACCGCAAGAAAGCGCAAGAGGAACGCCGTAAACAAATGATCGAGTTAGTCAGTGGTGTTTATCAAACGTACAACCAAAAGGTCGCTGCAAACGCCAAGAATCCATTAATGGAAACGATCAGGGACACGGTGCTATTGCAACAATTTGCCAATACATTGATGGGAAATATGCCTACGTTCTTTGATGGTACAGAAAACACGGGTAAACATGGCGAGGGTGTTGATGGTAAAGGTGGGTTTCATGCGATCTTGCACCCTAACGAACGCGTTGTACCTAAATCACTAAACGAAAAGATCGGTTCTTTGAGCAATGAGCAATTGGCTAAGGTCGCGCAAGAATACCAAAACGGTAAATTGATTACAGGCACACAACCAATGAGCGCAATTGACTTATCTTTGTTGGTGAATAAGATGGATGAGTTAACGCATACGATTAGAAATAAGCCTGAAACCAATATTGAGTTAGGTGAAATCACATCTAGCGTTATGGAAATCGTAAAAACCACAAAGCAAGGCAATACATTGAAGACTAACCGCTTTAAAATCCGTAAATAATGCGACATTTTTTAAATGACATTGAGATTTCACCGCGTAACCGAGATTCGATTGGTGTTGTATCGGACTTTACAGGCAACCCGGAAGTACTTTCTTTGAATATTGACACGTTACAATTACCGCGTGAAGCTTATCAGATAGTAAAAGATCACATTGCAACTATTGGAGTGTTCGAAGGTATACCATATAGGGTTGAGATGAGTACAAATATCAGCCTTGACTACTATGTTGACCTTACCGATCCGGCTAATTCGTTTAGATTGTACGATTGCGAGGTAAAAATTAAGCGGCGAATGGCTTTGGATTCGTTTATGGACAATGCTAACGGTACAACCTTTGAATTAATGCTAAAAAAAGGCGTTGATTTTGATCGGTTTCTTGTTCCTTACATTATCGTAAAAGATAATCAGGCTGAACTGGCTATAACTTTGGGCATCTCGCTTTATGTAATGACCAAAGAATTGATCCAAGCGGTCAAAGATTTAGCCACAATGATTGCGGATGGGGTGCAAGGATCGACACCTAATCCTGGTGTTCCGCCTTCATTCCCTTTAGGTGCATTAATTGCCTACATTTTAAAGATAGCAGCGCAAGTTATATACATTGCAGCGTTAACTGTTGCATTGGTTGACCTTACAACGCAATTATTCGCGTTAATATTCCCTCCGGTTCGTAATTTACGTGCGGCAAAGATTCAGGAATTGATGAAAAAAGGATGTGAATATTTAGGTTACACATTCGAATCAACACTGTTTGATCAATACCCAAACTATACAATACTTCCTGTTCCGCTTATTCCTAATCGTAAATCGTACTTTGATTTTTTACCTGAAGAACTTACACAACCATTCAACAAGGGCGTTCCATCGGCAAGTGATACGGTTAGCACATTAGGCACGTTATTTACTACGTGTGAGCAGATGTTTAACGCACGTACAATTGTTTACAACGGGCAAGTTAGATTCGAACGAAGGGATTACGGACAGAATCAAGTTAACTTACAATTACAACCAGCGTTAACAATTCAACCGGATCGAGACGATCAATTTAGTTATAACGTAGATGATATTTGGAAACGTTATTATATACACTATTCGTTAGACCAAAGCGATTCGCATACGTTGGATGAAATATACGATTTCGCACAGGCTGAATATTCAACCGAACCGACAAATGTGGTTAATTATGACCTTGTTTCGATTAAAGGACTTAATGAAGTTGATATACCTTTTGCACTTGGTCAGCGTAAAGCTAAATTAAATTGGCTTGAAAAGTTAGCCAAAACATTCTTTGAGTTAGCAGATGAGGCAACGGCGTTGTTTGGTGGTGGTACTAACTTTGCCGCAAAAATTGATGGTCGCGTTGGGGTTATGGTGATTAGTCAGAACGTGTTCACGGTAACGAAATTACTCTACACTTCAGCCGGAAGACAGCAACAAAACTTTATGAATTATGTTAGCGCTGGATCGCTTTGGAATAAATTTCATTACATCGAACAGATCGCATTAAACGACTTTATAATCAAAACAGATGCAAGGGTGCGAATTAAAGCATCGGATTTCGTAACTTTGTTAGATAACAACTACGTTGAAATTGATGGGGTTAGTTGTGAAATTCTAAGGTTAGAATGGGTTGATGAAAAAACACAAGCCGTAATAACCTACAAAGAGCCTAACAACTACGCTGATGGAAGGGTTTATACGTTAACGATTAACGACTAATGGAAAACACAAAAGAGATAGTTAAGCAAGTAAAAAAGAACCTTGACAAATTGCTAAAGCAAAATGATCAGATTCTAAGCAACTTGCCTGATGAACACAAAGCAAAGGTACTACCTATACAATTGGATATTCAAGCCGTAATGAGAGCCGCAAAAAGTGGTGACATGAATAAAATAACAGAAATTTCAAAGAAATATGCCGATACAAATAACCAATAAAACGTACACTGATATATTCGGTAATTCACTTGGATTCTTTCAGGCAAACGCGGGTGATCAGGTTAAGCTTAAATTGGAGGTTCAATCTTCAATAAGGTTATCCTCGCAGCAATCACCTTTTCAGTTGAATTTATCTGTTTATCCTTACGAGATTACATCACCATCGGCAAGTTGGGTTGAGGAAGGTTTTAGGATTAATGACAATATTACAATAAGTATTTGGGATCCATATTCATCTATTCCTTTAAATAGTTACGCTGCAACGATTGATTACATTGATGATAACGTGATTGGCGTTAACACTTTGCTCGGTTGGTATAACGTAACTGATCAGCAATACGCAACTATACACGTAACCGGTAGAGATCGCGATACCTTAGATGTTTTACTTAATCAGGTGTTAAACAGCACTGCGGGAACTGAATTTTCGTTAATAGATGGTGAGGTTACACGCTTTAAGTTTACTGGCATAAATACAACAACGGTAGGCACTACATTAACGGGATCGCAAACGGGGTTGCAATCAGGACAATTTGAAGCAACGGCAAGACTTGAAAGATTATCGAATCCAAACGCATATGAACGCGCGTATGGGTTAGTAATTGATTTTATTCAATCGGGTGTTTACTCATCTACGTGGTTCGAAACGTCTAACTGCCTTAAATCATTCATCAAATTAGAATGGGCATCACTTGCGAATGAGCCATTTGGTAAAACAATAAAGGTATTCAATGATGCTGCGGATACTGGTTGGTTTGATCAGGCATATAACACGCAAGTAATTAACGCTACACTTGTTCAGGGAATCGATTATTTAGATTACCAATTTACAACCACAGGACAATTCGTAATAGATTCGGCATCGACTGATTACGGTTTTGGTGCGGCTTACATTTCGATTGACACGGCTTACTATAAGAACCGACCATTTAACCAGAGTGTAATTACAATGGCTATACCATCGTCTGAGTTTACGATAGGTGTTCCAATTGCATCTGAGTTAAACGAATTTGGTGCTGGTTACACGCTTGAAATAACAGCTATAACAACGGTTGGAACGGTTCATACGGTTGACTTTGAGTTCATCCCTAATGCGGCTTTTAATACGTTCTTTGAAGGCTTAGAATTAGGTAATAGAAACTTTTACGTTTGGGCAAAATGGGGAACGGTAAACCTACTTTTATTCAGTGGTGAACTTGAAACAACACCGCCAATTGGTGGGCCATTAACGCCTGTACGTGTAGATTTCTTTGATCATTCAGAACAACTTACGGAAGCGGTTAACAATGACATTAATTGTCGCGGTAACATTGAAGATGATTTTGGGTTTAGCGGTATTTTTAGACTTGATGAGGGTATTCAATACGAAAGCATGACAGCGCGTATAGAGGCGTATAATACAATAACAGAAGAATCATTTACGTTAAATCAAGTGTTCTTTGATTTCACAAGCGTTCCCTTTAATGGAACTCAACACCTTTTAAACCTAACTATTCCGGTACAAAGCCAATTACCAACCACATCGGTTAAACGTGACGCGTCTTTATTTCTATTGCCTTCCGCAAATATTACGGGTGAGTATGGAATCAATCTTTATTTTCCTTTCTTATATCGATGGGAATATTGGTTGCCGCAAAACAATGCAGATGCTGATTTTTATCCGAACGACCAAACAAAGAACTGGTTCCCGTATGGTAACACGGGCAATTGGACATTGAGACTATACGTACAGTTAATCAAAGATGGGTTAGCCTACATTTACGACAATGAGGTAAGAATTTATAACTATGATAATGATTCTGAAATTGATCAGGAAATTGAACTTTACCGCGAATCAACAGGGCAGAATGTTCAAGTCGTAATTGATGGTGAACTACATAGAGTTGTTGCAACGCACACGCTTACAGATGGCACGGCTTGGGATCAATCAGGTACATGGGGAATGATTACGGTTGAGCCAACTGAAAGTTCACCGCGTTACATAGTGTCTACGGTTGTACCTTATGATTACAATCCAAGCAATCCACTAAGTCCAATTTCGGGGTTGTTGGTTAACATAACTTACCCAACTCCAGAGGTTGCTGTAATGGAATGTTATTTCGATCCTACAATTATGGATTTAAGTAACGGCGTAAAATTCACAACAAAGATCAAAGGTTGCACAAGTGAAGAATTATTAACACAAAAAATAACCACTAACAACGTAGTAAAAGAAACAACCTACGGTGAAACAAAACAAATATCTTAATTATGGGAATCAAAATACACAATTATCCAACAGAAAGCACAACCTTTAACAGTGAGGATTACTACGATATAGATGCGTATATTTCACCGGGTGTTTATAAATCAAAAAAGCAAAAAGGTAACGTATTCTTAAATCAATTTTCACGCGGTTTATTTGCGCAAACAGGCAATTCAACACCGGTTACTGCAACAACAACAGCGGCAACAATAATCGATGGCGGGGTTGGTACGTTAACTGTACCGGCTGGAGTATTTAAAGTAGGTGATTCTTTTCGTGTTGATATGGGCGGTGTAATGTCAGCAAAAAATAACGATACCTTGCGAATAGGTTTAAAAAGTGGAGCGGTTGACCTTGCACAGTCGGCGTTAATGGTAATGCCGGGAGTAACCAATCAAGTTTGGCATATGTCGGTAAATTTTACTGTTCGCGCAATTGGTGCTGCTGGTACGGCTGAATTAGTTACGTTGGCACAATTTCACATTTTAAAAGTTGCATCCGGAACGCAACAAGGATTCGCTTGGAATGAGGTTAACAACACAACTTTCAGCACAACAACATCTAACACTTTGGATATACAAGCGCAATGGAGTTCTAGCAGTGCGTTGAATTCTATTTATTCAGATATTTGCATTTTAAATAAGATCTATTAATATGTGTGATTGTTTAAACATAACCTTTCAAGTAGTTGGTGAGGATACTATTCAGACTATTCAAGTTAACGCAAACGGTACGTATGGAGGTTTCAATACCTTTGAATGGACTTTTAACGGCGTTACTTATTCAATGTGGAACGATGGAAGTTGGGAGGTTACTACCGATGGTATTGAAGGTACGGAAATAGTTACCTTTTGGGAATCAACACCTGAATGCCCAACCGCATCAATGCCGCAATGGGTTGATAATGGTTATTTTTCTACATTCACAACAGCACCTTGTTCATTTTGTACTTGCGTAAAGGTTGAAATAATAGGTGCAGAAACTGATATTATAAGTGCTAACCAAGCTGGGGTTGAAAATGGTTTTTACTACTATACTTTTGTATTCGATTCATCAACTTATTACATATATTTTAATGAACTTGAATCAAGGTGGGAAATAAACCAAGATTCAATTGGTGGCACTTTGGTTGCATATGCGATTATTGATTCCTCTTGTCCTATTTTTGAAGGTTGGACAAATGCACTTGAATTAACAATAAACACATTTAGTTGTGCGTGTACGCCGCGCGAGGATCGTATTTTTCGACAGTATGAAGTGGTTAAATTACCCGATACATTTGTTGAGCAGAATCGCGGATTAAAAGATTGCTGTTGTTCGTACTACGTTCTTGGATCGCCTGATCAAGAAACATGGAAAAAAGACCAAACATCAGCCTGGATTAAGCTGTCAGATTTAGGCGATACACATACATTCACGCTTTACAAAAACGGTCAACCAACTACCTATGTTTGCCCTAACTATTCCTTCATAAATGAGCCTAACGCATTCTATACAACTATTGAATGGTCAGATGTTCTTGAATCAGATGGTGTTGGATGCTACACATTAAAGGTTGAATTCGTTATTTCAGGGATTACAGGCGATTTTATATGGGGTAAATATGATCTAAAGCCTTACACTATTCAAAACGCTCTTAAAACGGCTCGAATCAAGGCTATATTTAACGGTTATCATGAGGTTGATCAAATAGATTTCACGGCATCGAATGTTGAAAGCACACATAGGTTTTTTGGTTATATAGGAAATCGCCAACCGAACACTGAAATCGATAATATTATTTACGATAATCGAGAAATGAAGCGCGTAATACGTGAGAATCTGAACGATTACGAAATAATTACTGAGCCATCTGATGAATGTATCATTCGCCCAATGGTTGAGTTGTATCTTTTAAGTGAAAACCAACTGTTCATTTCGGATTACAACGCGCATAACCACAGTTACCGTTATTTGGATTTGCCGGTAATCGTATCTGAAAGCGCACAAATCGAATATAAAGACCTTTCACGCAAGGCAACACTAACGTGTAAGGTAAGCGACAAGTTTAAATCAAATAGAACGTATTATAATGGATAAGATTTACTTAAAAGACAACTATATAGTCACTGAACTAGGTGGAATTATCGCCGTATTCCCAAAGAACTATTCAGGATATAGCGAAAATGTTTCAGGTTTTTATATCAATAGTACTTTACCCGTAAATAACCAACGTACAGTGTTCATTGATTTTGCGGATGTTGGTTCTATATATGATGAGGCTGGGGTAACTGCATATACAACAGATACGTTAAGAACTTTTTTACTTGGTAGCACGGGTTTTAAGTCACCCTCGGGAGGTAGCGGGGGCGTTTGGGGATCGATAACAGGAACGTTATCAACACAAACGGATTTACAAAGCGCGTTGGATGCCAAGCAAGACGATTTAATCAGCGGCACTAATATAAAAACCATTAACTCAACGTCTTTGTTAGGAAGTGGTGATATTACTGTTCAGCCTACATTAGTTTCAGCTACAAATATCAAAACAGTTAACGGCAACTCTTTACTTGGTAGTGGTGATTTGGTTATTGGTGGAGGTGGTTTAACGGTAGGTACAACAGCTATTGCAAGTGGAACTATCGGAAGAATATTATTTCAAAATGGCGGCGATGTTTTAGGTCAAGATTCTGCGTTATTTTGGGATAACACTAATAAGCGTTTAGGCATTGGTGCAACACCTTCAACAAGTGTGCGTTTAGACGTTCGCGCTCAAGGAGCGTTGAGTACTGACATAGCATTTAGAGTTAGAAATAGTGCTGATACATATAATATAATATCATCTTATGGAGATGAATTAACTATTATAGGTAGAAACGAATCAACGGAACCAAGGCTATTAATTAATAGAGCAGGAAGCACTAAAATGGTTCTAGGAGGCACGACTGATTTAAATATACAGTTTCCATCAAGTGGTTTTGGTCAATTAAACTCTGGCACTCAAGGATGGGATATAATATCATCTAGTGGAGATATTCGTACAAGAAACTCATCTACATTTACTCTATTGAAAGGTAATTTTTTCGGTATAGGTCAAACTACACCAGCTGCTAGACTAGACGTAAGAGCGCAAGGAGCGTTAAGTACGGATATAGCGTTTAGAGTTAGAAACAGTGCTGATACAAAAAATAGTTTTGAAATTAATGGTTTAGGACAAGGAACTATAAGAAGTACTGGTTTTGTACCAAGATTTAGTATAAGCTACGTATCTGATACTGGTGTAGATAGAGACGCATTTATATTTACGCAAAATGTTCAAAATGCAATGGGACAGGCATGGACATTTGATGCTGGGTACAATGGCGTTCAAGAAAGATTAACTATATCTAATAATTTAACAGGAAATAATCAAGGTATTTTTTCTATTCATGCTTCAAATTTTTGTTTTGGTACAACTATATTAAATAGTGATAATACAGCTGATAGGAGAGTTTTAAGGATAGCAACTGGTGTAGCCCCAACAACGTCATTTACAGATGGTTTTAAATTTTACTCAGCTGACATCGTAGCTGGTAATGCAGCACCACACTTCAGAACAGAAAACGGAAATATAATACGATTATTTCAAGGTGCTGCACTAACAGCATCTGATGGAACACTTGCTAATGCAGTTACAAGAATTGCAGAAATTCAGGCAAGGTTACAAGCTCACGGATTAATTGCTTAATTTTACATTATGGGACTAATAATAAACAAAACAGAAGAAAAAACTATCACCATTCAAGGCACAACTATTGAAATGGATAGCGTGTACGGAAGAATTGAATTTGCTGGTCGAGCAGATGGTAAGACATTAGAGGTTAGTATCGCTACATACGCCTCAAAAGAGGCATATGAAAGCGGTGCTGCTGTACTATCTACAGATGTACCTATGGGTAACTTAACCGTTGAAATATTACCAACAGAAGCACAAAGCATTGAGACAGCTTTGAATTATTCTAAGGTTGCTTTTGAAAATGCTGGTTATTTAGTTAACATTGAGTTATGACACCAACATCTATACTTGACCTTATCAAAAAACACGGCGCATTGGGCGTTCTAACTATTTGGCTTTTTTACACTAACGAAAGGTTAAATAAAGTTGAAGCTGAATTATACAGATGCTATGATAAAATGAGCGCATACAATGAAGTTGGTAAGCGTTACCCTAAAGGATTAGGTTACTACGCTGTCATTCCAAAAGAAACGTCTTTAAAAAGCAAAAAACACGCCTAATTTATGTACAGTCGCGAACAGATAGAAAGAGCAGTAAAAGCCAAAGGACACGTTTGGTTTGAAGATAAGTCAAACAAAGGCTACGATGTCAATATAGTAGGTGTACGTAACAATGCGCCAACGGTTGCTGATAAAGTAACCAATGTTTTTGACGATCACATTACGATTTCATTTAAGATCAATGGCGAATGGCAGTTTTTCTGTTGGTCGGCAACAGTTGATCCGGGTAAAAAAGGCGTTCAGCAATTTGGAAATAAGAAAGGTGTTGCAAGGCTTGTTCCAGGACAATACAGAGGTGCATACGCAATTGATTCACATGGTGGTAAATACACTGCATTATGCCAACGGTTACAGCCTGTAACGGTTTACCGTGATGCTGATCGAAATCTAACGTTTGATGAAAGTAAGTTAGACACGGGAATGTTTGGAATCAACATACATAAAGCTGGGCGCGATTCGACATGGGTTGAAAATTGGTCAGAGGGTTGTTCTGTATTCAAACGATCATTGGACTTTGATGCGTTTATGAAAATAGTACAACAAGCACGTAAGATTTGGGGTAACAAGTTCACCTACACACTAATCGAATCAACAGACATCAATGCCAACTAATTCATTAAAGGCTAAGTTAGCGAAAGAATATTTACTCGCTTATCCAACAACGCCAACGCAAACAATTGCAAAGATGTTGTTTAATGACAATCAAAAAGTGTTTTCCTCATTAGAAGATGCAAGAGGGGTTGTAAGGTATCACCGTAATGAACACGGAAGTAAAAACAAAAAAGCAATCAGCATGAGAACCGAAGACGAAAAAAAACAATCACAAGGTTGGAATAAACTACCTGAATCCGATTACGTTAAAGTTGATGATTATGTTATCCCAAAGGGTAACAATCGCGTTTTAATCCTAACCGACATACATTTCCCTTACCAAGATAATGAGGCTTTGAGCATTGCGCTGAATTACGGGCGCGAGAATAACTGTAACGCAATCATCCTAAACGGTGATGCAATGGATATGTACCAAGCATCACGCTTTGTAAAAGATCCACGTTTGCGTGATCTTGCCGGTGAGATCGAAATAGTGCGCGAATTCTTGGAGTTGCTTTATACGGAATTTAGTTGTCCTATTTATTACAAAATAGGAAACCATGAGGATCGATGGGAAACGTATCTCAAAACACAAGCACCGGCGTTAATAGGCATTGAGGAATTCGAACTTCAACACATTCTTAGATTCGGTCAATACGGCGTTAACTTAGTCAAGTCTAAACAAATGATTCGATTGGGTAAATTAAGGCTGTTACACGGGCATGAATTCGGAATGAGTGTATTCTCACCCGTAAACGCCGCGAGAGGATTGTACACACGCGCAAAGGCATCCTCTGCAATAGGACATCATCACGTTACATCTGAGCATTCAGAAAAAGACTTAGATGGCGAAGTGGTTACTACATGGTCGATTGGCTGTTTATGTGGCTTACAACCTGATTATCTTCCCTTCAACCGGTGGAATCATGGCTTTGCATTTGCTGTTATTGACGATAATGGAGGTTATGAATTTAGGAACTTGCGAATAATCGATGGCAAAGTGAGGTAATTTGCTTAACTTTAATAGTCTGATTCGTGTTTTTCTTCGCATCGCCATCTCTTTTTAGGGGTGGCTTTGTTTTTTTTTCACATTTTTTTATCAATGTTTTCGCGGGTTTCAGCGATTTATCAAAAAATAATTCACATTTATTGTTGGTTATATCGAATTGTTATATACCTTTGTAAGGTCAATAAGGCACAAACGAAAAACATAAACAGATGAACACATTTTTATTTTTACTCACATCACTGATCTTCTTTATCGCCAAGCCGATGATTTGCTGGAGTTATTTTGCTAACTATATAGTTGCATACACTTTTATGATAATGGCAGTATTATCATTCTTGAATTACGTTGAATCTAAAATGAACCAAAGATGAATATTTACGACATCGAATTGCGCCCTTGTGGGCATGGAGTTTACCGGGTTAAGGTAACAATGGAAAACGGTTACAAGGTTACTTTGATAGTTACCGACATGACCTTAATTGACGAGTATAAAGATGGCAACAAAGAGCCTTTAATTAACCACATAAACAACAAGTTATGAAGCTAACTAACAAAACTTACAAGATCGTTTACTTAGACAACGATGGCGAACTATTCACGGTGCGCAATAAGAACAACGGCAACGAATTCGATATTTACTTTTCAGCATTGGAATTTGACGCGTGGCTTGAAACAGAAGGTTACGAAGAAGATGAAAGCGAACAAGGTTACATTCAGATCAGCAAGTTAGGAATGTATCGAATGGTCGAAAACAAAGAAACGTTTAAAGAAAAGAAACACAAAGTAAGCGCAGACAATGACTTTGTTTTGGAGTTATCGCGATACATTGCCGAAAGTTACAATTGGAACCAACACGCCCAAGCTGAACATGACTATTTAATTAACCTACAAAAAAACGAAGCATAATGGAAAATCAAGAATTTATTAAAGATCTTTTATATATGACACCTGATGAAACCGTTAGAGGCGTTTTAAAGCGATTTAACGCACGATCTTTAGTTGGAATAGAGAAATACTCCACTACACTGGACAGAAACGATCTAACACGCTTAGAATGGCTTCAGCATTTACAGGATGAATTAATGGATGCGGTGCTTTACATTGAGAAATTAAAACGTATAGGATTATGACAGCAGATTTTGCACTATTTACCGTATTATTTACATTAGGTGTTCTGGTAGGGTTTTATTTAGGCATGAAATTTTGGGATCAATTTAACAAGTGAATCAGATGAAAACAAGAAAACATAAACACATCACATTACCAATTACTAAGGTCATGGAATGGTGGAGAAAAGGGCATACTTCAGAGGGTGCAAAGGGTGGATCATTTAACTTAGATCTGTATTTAAATTATTGTGTAGCAAGGGAGAATTATGAAGATAGGAAAAAAGTACAATAGACCAAAGCTAATGGACAGCAACGTCAGAAAAGTAAGGAATGCAACACGCGTAATCGAAATGTACGGTTTAGCCGGTAAAAGTAGACTTAGAACGACTGTATATAGACGAGCCTACATGATGGCTAAACTTCGGCAAATAGGATGCACGTTTGAAATGATCGGTGAACTATTTAATAAAGATCATTCAACGGTTGTATATTCGGTCAAGAATCACGATTACTTTGTCAAGATGAACGACCTGACATATAAGTTAGCGGTTGAGCCAGTAAAGACTACGTTTAAGATCATGAATCAGGAGGTACAGTTAAATATATACAGCGATGTGTTAAGTTGCTTAGACTTTAACGATTTGCTTTTGATCAAAGAAAAAATACATAACGGGATGTACAATTAAATTTGTATATTTGTAGAGAGGGTTTGCGGAGGCATCCCAGTAAAAAGTTTCACACACTTCTTTTCCCTCTCTATTTTTTTAAGTGTGTGGTTTAAATAAGTGTGATAAATGAACGGATACAATCTTCTAAGGGATTGGTTTAATTTTAAATTTGCCAACCCATCAAAAACAAAAGCAAGTCATTCTGATTTTTATTGTTATTTAATTGATCGTTGGAATCGGTTAGGTCAAAAACAAGAATTTGGTTTACCTACTTCCGTAACTATGGAGGCACTTGGTATAGGATCATACAATACGTATAAAAAAACATTGAATGATTTGATCGAATTTGGTTTTGTTACAATCGTATCTGAAAGCAAAAATCAACACCAAAGTAAGATTATTGCTATATCAAAAAATGACAAAGCAATTGACAAAGCACTTGACGAAGCAAATAACAAAGCAACTGACAAAGCAACTGACACCATAATAAAACAAAAGAATAATAGAACAAAAGAAAGGAATTTGTTATTCGATAAGTTTTGGGTTATGTACGGAAAATCGGCTGATAAAAAAAAGTGCATGGATAAGTTTATCCTATTATCAGATAGTGAAATTGATTTGATCTTTGAAACGTTGCCAATCTATTTGCTTAAAACACCTGATGTTCAGTATAGGAAAAATCCTTTGACTTACATAAACGGCAAATGCTGGAATGATATTGATCTAAACAACCCGCAGATACCAAGCAATCCGTATAACTTACCTCCCGTTGTTTGGGAAGGTTGATAAATTAACAGATATGTACAAAAGATTATCAGACGTAAACAGTCAAATGAACGAAATACGTCAAGTAAAAAATGTTCGGGGCAAATCTATTGGATGGGATTGGGATATGTTACCCTTTACAATTAAGGAGGGTTGTACAACTTACATAGGTGCTGCCCCAGCATCCGGTAAAACGGAACTTTGGTTTGAGTTTTTAATCAACCTTTCATGCATACACGGTTGGAATCATGTTGTGTTTTCACCTGAAACTGGTAGTGCTGCCGAAATATACGCTGAACTATGTTATAAGTACATTGGTAAACCTTATTCGATTGGTCACAATTCCATGACACAATCTGAACAAATACGCGCTGAACATTTCATAAATGAACATTTCATTGTGATTGATCCAATTGATGAGGATTTAACATTGCAAGGGTTTTATAAATTGGTTGATGAGATCGAACGAACGCATAATATAAACATCCATACAACCACAATTGATCCTTGGAATGAATTAACCGAGGAATATATCCAAAGTGATTTAGGCCGCGAAGACAAATATCTTAGTCGTATTTTAGGAATTGCAAGAAAGAACGCGCGTAAAACAAATAGGCACAATTGCATAATAAATCACGTTCGCGATCAACCAATGGTACATGGTAAAACAGTTGTAGGTACTGAGATCAGTTATTTTCCAATACCAACGGCGCGTGATTTTGCCGGTGGGCAAGTATGGTTTAGAAAAGGACTATCTGTATTGATCCCTTGGCGACCTCCTTACGGATTGCCAAATGAGGATGGAAGTTGTGCAGAAAAAAATGAAGTACATTTGAAAGTTGCAAAGAGTAAACCAAAAGGCGTATCAAAAAACGGAACATATCGCTTATTTTTGGATGTTGAACGGTATCAATATTATATGATCGATTGGAAGGGTAATAGAATTTATGCGAATAGATCACATATACAACCAACTCAAACAACACTAAACCACATAGTCAAAGATTGCCCATTTTAGTACTAAATTAGACCTAAAAAAATCAAGTAAATAAAAACACGAATTATATACATGAAATTATGATTGAAGAACTAGAACACTTACTCGCGCAGACATCAACAAGCGCAATTATCGGTAGCATTAAACACGAATTAGATAGGCTAAAAACAGTTGATGAGGACAAGGCAAAGCCATTCATTGATGGAAGTAGTAAACACTTGGAAAGCATGAAGCACGTATTATTACATTTGATGATATGCGAGAAAGAAATACGCAACCTTATAAGCCAAAACTACAACTTACATAGGGAAAATATGGAACTGTCAAGAAAAGTAGAACAGTTGGAAATAATGAATAATAATCTAATGAATGGCATATAACGTATGGTGCTTTGCGAAGGCGGGGCTTTTAACCACTAAATTTAATTAAAAAGATGAATGATATATTTAACGAAAATGTTCCTTTGAAAACGGAAACGCCCGCTTTTGCAAAGCACGTGTTA